GCTCTATGTGTTCTGAGTGCGTTAAATGTTGGTATTATTAAATCAGATAAGGAACTAGAGGAATTATGTGATTTATCTGTTAGGTCTCTTGATGAATTGATTGATTATCAGAATTATCCTGTTAAGGCTGCTGAGATATCAACTAAAGCTCGTAGGTCTCTTGGTATTGGTGTTATTGGATTGGCTCACTATTTTGCTAAATTGGGGTATTCTTATGAGGACCAAGAAGCATGGAATGCTGCTCATGGTTTAGCAGAAAGTCTACAATATTTCTTGTTGAAATCATCAAATCAACTTGCTAAAGAGAAAGGTCATTGTGAATATTTCGGAAGAACCAAGTATTCTGATGGAATTCTTCCCATTGATACTTATAAGAAAGAAGTAGATGGTATTTGTTCTTCTTCATTACAACACGACTGGGAAGAGCTTCGTCGGAATATTCTACAATATGGATTACGTAATTCCACACTTACGGCACAAATGCCGAGTGAATCTTGTCTTTTTTGGGAACATAAAATAAAAACTTCTGAAGGTTTTATGGACTTTCATCAAATTTGTGAAAATGGGAAGATAAATTGGGAAGAAATTGAATCTCAAGATTTTATTGGGTGGCATACATTAGATTCTCCCATTATGGTTCCTTCTCTAGATGGAGATAAATCTGTAGACAAGATTTATTATAATGGTATGAAAGAAGTTATTACATTAGTTATGGAGGATGGTAAACAAATCAAATGTACTCCTACTCATAAGTTTTTAGTTAAAGATGAATTTGATAATCAAATTTGGAAATGTGCTTGCGATTTAACTGTAGATGATGATATAATGGAGTTTTGATATCAAGCATAAATGCCAGAACTAAACTGTTCCAAAAAAGAAAAATGTTCGGTCACAAAACAACAATTAATTAAAGATTACAAAGAATTTAAGGAGAAAAATGAAAGTAAAAAAAATTGAGTTTACTGGAGAAACGCTTCCTACCTATGATATTGAAGTTCCTGATGTTCATCACTATAATTGTGAGGGATTAGTTTCTCATAATAGTTCACTCGTATCAAATGCCACAAATGGCATTGAGCCACCAAGAGATTATCTATCCATAAAAAGACGTATTAAGCAAATTGTTCCTCAATATTCCACATTGAAAAACAATTATACTCTTTTATGGGATATGAAATCCAATGATGGATATTTCAATGTTGTTGCTGTATTTCAGAAGTTCTTTGACCAATCAATTAGCACGAATTGGAATTATAATCCAGAGCATTATCCCAATAAGAAAGTTCCTATGAGTGTTATTGTTAATGATTTCTTACAAGCATTTAAGAAGGGGCATAAGACGGCATATTATCTTAATACATATGACGGTAAGAAGGATGATATGAAACTTGAAGATTTAGTTAATGATGTATTAGGAAATGCAGAGGAGGAAAATTGTGACAGTTGCGCAATCTGAAATTAATGGTATGACGGTATTTAATACCAATAAAAATGATACTCTAAATCAACCAATGTTCTTTGGTGCCCCTCTTGGTATTCAGAGATATGATGTTTATAAGTATCCAATTTTTTATAAATTAACACAAGAACAACTTGGTGCTTTTTGGCGTCCTGAGGAGTTTCCTATTCAAAAGGACCGCGCAGATTATCAAAAACTCCGCCCAGAACATAAGCATATCTATACTTCAAATCTAAAGTATCAGATTATGCTTGATTCAGTTCAGGGTCGTGGTCCAGGAATGGCATTCGCTCCATATTGCTCACTTCCAGAATTGGAAGCGTGTATGAAAGTGTGGGAGTTTATGGAGATGATTCATAGCTATTCATATACATATATTATAAAGAATGTGTATCATAATCCGTCTGAGGTATTTGATACTATTATTGATGATGTCAATATTTTGGAGCGAGCAAAGAGTGTAACTGGAACATATGATGACTTCATTAATTCAGCTCAACAGTATGGAACTTCAAACACCTGGAAGTTCAATAATGAAAATGTACCATACGCAAAAGAGGAACTCTATGATGTCAAAAGAAAATTGTATCGTGCAATCGCAAATGTTAACATTCTTGAGGGTATTCGGTTTTACGTTAGCTTTGCTTGCAGTTTCGCCTTTGGCGAACTCCAACTTATGGAAGGATCTGCAAAAATCATATCAAAAATAGCACTAGACGAAAGATATCATTTATTCTTAACTCAAAATATCATCTCTAAATGGAAGAAGGGAGATGACCCAGATATGCAAAAGATTGCTAAAGAAGATGAACCGTATGTATATAAGATGTTTGAGAATGCGGTAAATGAGGAAAAGAGATGGGCTCAATATCTTTTTAAAGATGGCTCAATGATTGGTTTAAACGATAAGCTTCTTTTTAATTACATTGAATGGATTGCTAATCGTCGTATGAAGGCTATTGGTCTTAAGCCAATTTATGATATACCAGCAAATAATAATCCTCTTCCGTGGACTGAGCATTGGTTGAATAGTAAAAATGTTCAACCACCGCCACAAGAGGAATCTATAGAGAGTTATATTGTTGGTGGTCTTAATCAAGATATGAAATCCGATTCATTTAGTGGATTTAAACTTTAGTTTAGAATTTGTATTTTGCTAAATACTAACAGATACAATACCGATTTATAAAAAAATGTCTAGATACCACCTGTCTGAAGCCTATGCCGAATTGTATAGTAATAAATTAAATGAAGATATTGATGATAATCTTCGTTTTATTGATTATATGCAGGATGAAGATATTCAAGAAGTTGTGGAATCTCTATATTGGGAATTTCGTGATTATGGATATACTTCTGATGGAGCGTTTGATGTTCTTAAGGAAGCTGCTTCTGATGAGGCATTGACCGAATCTGTTGATTATCTATGTGAAGGTAGAATACCACCTAAGCAACTAGAGAATAGGGCAGCTAATAGGGCTAAACAGGCTAGGCAAGCTGCAGCTACTACAGCTAATAAAAAAGAAAACTTCCGTCGTTCAGAGAAACAAGCCCGTCATTCAGAGAGACAAGCAAGAGTAGCTCATGCAGTTAAAACAGTTAAGGATACTGCAAGTAAAGTAAAAAACTTTGGTACTAATGTATTTAATAAGGTGAAGTCTTATGGTGCTGGTGCGGCAACTGCGGCACAGCTTCTTCCTGGTGCTGCCGCTACTGCTGGTAAGGCTAGACTCACTAATCTTCTTCGCACTGGAGCCAGACTTGCTGGTGGTGCTATTTCTAATGTTGGTGGTGCTATTCAGAGAGGTGGTGAATATCTTAAAGGTGAAATTGGTGGTCGTCCCCCACTAAAATCAAAAAGACCACTAATTAATCATCCGGATCATTTTGGAACTAAAAAACCAGCTCCTCCAGTTACCCCCCCTACTGGGTATCCAACTTCAACCACTGGTGCTGGTGTAAAAGCAGCCGCTCCTTCTCTTGGATTGACCCGTCTTGGTGGTAAGAGCGGGGAGGGCACTTGGACCCCAGCTGCCGCAAATAGAAGTGCTCGTAGACGTGGAGTTGGACCCGACCCGGAAGCCCTCACTAGTAAAACAGGTAAACGACTTTATGGTGGGGCATTAGCTACAAGACATAGGTCGGTAGTTAACAAAGCTAGATTCCTTAATAAAGAACAATACGAACTCCTAGCTCAATATATTCTTGAAGATTTAATTCAAGAAGGATATGCTAATGATTATGATAGTGCCCTTATTATTCTTAATAACCTTTCAGAAGAAATTGTTGGTGAACTAGCCCTTAACTACCTGGAAGATTGATATAATAGGAGCCCAAATGAGGCTCCTTTTTAATATAAACAATTCAACAATATATTCCAAATGAGCATCCTAGAACTTTTAAGTGAAGAAAATATTGGATATTCCGAACTACAATTTGTAGACCATCTATCAGATTTAGATATTCAGGAAGTTTTTACTGAGATATTTGATGATATGTTTAGTGATGGGTACTCATTAGAGGAATCCAATGATTTAATTAATTTATCTCTTTCAGATGAAATTTTAACGGAATCTATTATATTAGAAGTAAGTGTTGCTAATGTTAGAGCATCACAAGATGTAAAAAATAGAGTGAGTAGAATTAGAACTAGTAAAGATTTGGTACATAAGGGTAAGAAAGTACTTAAGGATACATCAAAACCACGCATTTCTAAGGATTCACGCAACGTCAATAAATTTGGAAGTAAACAGCAATATTTGAAGACAGAAAAAAAGAAATCTGGTATTGCTGGAGTAATTTAGGGTATTGCTAGGTCTAGACTTGGTAAATTGATTAAGCGTGGGGTTTCTGCTATCACTGGTGGTGATAATAAATCAACTCCTACCATATATCAATCAACAAGACCAGCAAGAAGAAGTGGTAGCAGTGTAAATTATTCCTTTGATTCAACTCCCCAAAGATCATCTTCTTCCCAAAGATCATCTTCTTCCCAAAGAACCAATACTCCCCAACGAGCATCTTTCCAAGATATAAGAAGAGCAAGAAGAGCAAATATACAGGCCAGAGGTGGTTCAGAGGCCATTAGGAATCAAGGACCATCAACTCCCCAAGGACCATCTCCTTCTCAACGAAGAGCATCGGCTGCAGCCAACAATATAGAGAGAAGAGATTTAAAAGACCCAAAATTAAAATCACGAACCTTTAAGGATTTTCATAAAAAGGCAACAAAAGCAAAAGATGCTCGGGATGCAGCTAATAATAATGTAACAACACCAACACCAGCAGCATCCACTACTAACATAAATAATACAGCAGTTCCGCCTAATTCACGCATAAACGTAACTGGAGATAGTGATATTCATTATTATGGCATTGGCAGTAAGGATAGTAATCCAACTATAGATATTAACCCCCCAGCCGTTCCTTCTACCCAAACAACCACAACACCAGCAGCCACCACCACTCCTAGAAGTTTCGGTAGTTCTGGCAAAGTAACACCAGAAGGATTAGCTGCGTATAACGAGGTAAAGAAAGGAATCAAAAAATAATCCCACTTAATACTATTCCATATATACGTTCTTTCTCTGAACTAAAGAACCTTCCTTCAACATTTGTATTATAATAATCTTCTCTTAATAATACATCTCGTTTAAATTGTTCTGCTGTCTCATAATAACTCATTGATTTCTTATGAGGGCATAAGTATAATATTTCTCGGCGGAACTTATCTTCTCCGAGATTTTTTACGTCTTCTTTGAGTTGATCACAAGACCCAAAATATTTTCTCCAATCCCCCTCTAACTTCTTCCTTCTTCCTGTCTTAGGGTCTTTCCTACGGGTCCAGAAGGTTTTTTTACCTATGTATTTCTTATCATTATCCAGATTTGTGATAAGATAAACAAATCCTTCCATTTTATCTGGAATATTAATTAATTCTTCGTTTCTGTACCACCAGGTCATTTTATTCTTATTTAGGGCTTGACGGTGCCGCTAGGGTATGCTATGATGGGGCTTGAACACACACATCATTATGGATAAGAAAAAGACAACAGAACAAATTATGTCCCATATTACTAATTGGGGGGATTGTCGGTTTCAGACACTTATTAATACAAAACAATATGATGCCGCCACAGCTCTTCAGGAGGAATTCTGTGAGTGGTTTAAGTATCTTGATACTCCAAATGCTAAATTGGATATTGTTTCTCTAAATAAGGGGATCTGAAAATACTAAATACTCTGTCTGGTTGTTGAACGCAGTCGGACATTAAACAAAAACAGCAGGAGGCGTTAACATTAGTTAAGTCTATGAATGCTGAAGCCCTGATACCAAAGGTATTGGGGTAGTTCATTTTATTATTTGAACTTGATTGTAACCCTAGAGCCGTGGGTAATGCCTCCCGAGAGGGTGTGGAAATTCTCCTTTACTTATACGGATGCCGAATTCTATTAAACTTAATGCTATTTTCAACAATTACATCCCTTTCATTTACTGTGGCATCTGCCTTCAGTTCATCTTTGCTTCTACCAGTCTATGCTCCATCAGTTCCTGAAATATCAACAGATACTCTAGAACTGACTATTCAAGATTATAAGAAGCAATCCGAGACCAAATCTAAACAAGAGCATACTGCTCAAACAGAGGTCGAAAAAAAGGAAAAGATTTGGAAATGTAAAGGGTGTAATCAACACGAGTCTTATGCTTTAGAGTATCTTCAAAAGAAGGGAATCAAGGATAAGAACGCACTTGCCACTATTCTTGGAAATATCAAACAGGAATCAAACTTTATTCCTAATATTTGCGAGGGTGGAGCAAGAGTTAATTATGAGTCTTGTGGTGCTGGTTTTGGAATAATCCAGTTTACTTCTGCGGATCGTTATTACGGTCTTGGTAGATTTGCTCGTAGTACTGGAACAAGTCCATCTTCAATTGAGGGACAACTTCAATATATGATGACTGAACCACAATGGAAACAGATTGAATATCAAATGAAAACTCCCGGTAGGAGTATTGATGGATATATGAACCTTGCATATCGTTGGATTGGTTGGGGCATTCATGGTGCCCGAACCGATTTTGCCTATCGTTATGCAAATAAAATGGTTCTTGAAGGTTAACTAAATATGGGAGGTATTGCACCTCCCCTTTTTTTATGAAGTTTGATTTTCAGTTTGGTAAAAAGAAATCAAGTATTTTTAGATATGCCATAATAGGAGTTGTATTTACTTCTTTGGTGACGGGAGTATCTCAATGTACTCATATTCCAGAAGAAAACATTTATGATTTTGTTGATGAGGTTCAGAGAAAATACTTTCCACAAACTGATTTGAATGATATAATCATAAATACTCCACAACTTTTGGATCGCAGAGTTCATAGAGATGTGGATAAGGCAATCAAAGATTATGAGGACTTGACAGGAGACGATGGGAGTGTTATAATAAAGGAACCAAAGTTGGTTGAGAGACCACCAGACGGTAGCAAAGCACAGGAACTACTTGGTGGTGAAATGCGTCTTTGTGCTCCTTGGGTTGATAACTGCCCTAAGGATACTATGCCTCAGTAACTCAGTGGACTAGAGTATCCGGTTTCTACCCGGTCTGTCGTAGGTTCAAATCCTACCTGAGGCGTTTTTAAACTATAATATGAATTTTGACTCATTAGTTCCTCATCTTGAATATAGACTTAAGGAACATCATAAACTATATTACTCTAAGTGTAAAGCAGAGTATCTAGAAGAACATTTCGCTTATGCCTTAAAAGAAACTGATTACGGAACAGACTGGAAACCCGATTTCAGTCATCAAATCGGTAAAGACCAAACCACCGATTCTGGAGAACGGTACAGCAACAAATCTGGTACTTATATTCTTAAGAATAAGCATCTTATTATAAATGGTTCAAGAACTACAAAATATAAAACAATTGAAGATAAGCTAGACTTTCTTTCCACTAAGCACGAGGATTATATTTGTAGTATGGCAACTACAAATGAGAAAGTGTGGAATGGAAAATATTATTTCATCGTTGTAAATTCGGAAAAACTAAATTATCAAGAACAGAATTGGGTAGAGAAATATGGAGTGAGAAAAAATAAAGGTCAATTATCTGGTTGGGGATGTACATCAGATTATTATTCAGCTAAGATTACCGAATCTATGTCTGGTCAATTATGGACAGAAATACATCCAGAGCTTTTTAATTATAGTTATGAAATCTCAATTTAACATTTATACAGAAGAATATGTAGGGGAGATTGTGCCCAATAGTTTGGTCAGGGCAGATTGTCTTGATGCTATGAAGCACATTACAGATGAATCAGTAGACCTGATTCTCTGTGATCTCCCCTACGGTTAGCACAACTGCGTGTAAGTGGGATAGTGTTATTCCATTGAATGAATTGTGGGAACAGTATAATCGGATATGCAAAATTAATGGTGCTATGGTGTTTACTGCATCTCAGCCATTCACTACAATTCTTGCAGCATCTAATATAGATAATCTTAGATATGAGTGGATATGGGAGAAACCACAGGGAACTAATCCAATGCAGGCTAAAAAAATGCCTATGAAATCTCACGAGAATATATTGGTATTTTATCGTAAATCTCCAACATATAATCCACAAATGTGGTATTCAACTCCTTATTCTGGATTTACTTCTGATACTAGTAAAATTGGAGAGGTATATGGGGAATTGCAAAGTAAACATAGAGATAATCCAGATGGCTCAAGATATCCAAAGACTGTATTGAAATACAAGCAAGATAAAGGATTACATCCAACACAAAAACCAGTAGAATTAATGAGATACTTAATTAGGACTTATAGTAATGTTGGTGATGTGATATTGGATAATACTATGGGTTCTGGAACTACTGGTGTTGCCGCTATTATGGAGAATAGGAAGTTTATTGGTATTGAAAATGATGGGGATTATTATGAAATAGCAAAGAACAGACTTTGTGGTATAAATATATTAAGTAAATTTTTTAACTAGTCAATTTGAAAACTGGCACAATCCACTTGACTTTTGAGTGGATTAGTGGTATTCTAAGGGAGTGGTGAGGGAAGTAGTCCTCAAAGAAACTTGAAAACTTAATACATTATGGGCACGTAACTCAGTTGGTAGAGTAGCGGGCTTTGTTAGGAGTGCCTTTATAGAAATATAAAGAGTAGAACCTCTCTGTATGCTGGAATACCCTTAGAGCTTTAGATACTCACTGTAAAGTAGTAACAATTCTAAAGATTGGGCAATCAGCAGGCAACCGTTAGTGGGAGCCTCAGAGACTAAACGAGAGGCATCTAAACAGATAATGCTGTAGATGATGATATAGTCCAGACTACAACATCTTATGATGGTCTGTGAAAGCAGGAGTAGTAGGTTAACCTGTAAGTCGAGAGTTCGAGTCTCTCCGTGCCCATTGGAGTTCTGTGAGTTGCAGGATGACAAATAAAATTTTATTGCGGATGTAGCTCAACAGCAGAGCAGGGGTTTTCCAAACCTCAGGTAGAGAGGGCAGCACTCTTCATCCGCTTCCAACTAGTGCTAAATTTAAGGAGTTGACATACTCCAAATGATATGATATGATATAAATAAGCGGAGGAGTCGCTCTTCTTCGTATTTGGTGATTTCCTTAGTAACTGGACCTACGTCTTGTAAAAGGGAAATCATTATCTAGATGTAGCTCAGTTTGGCTAGAGCATTCCGTTTGGGGCGGAAAAGTCGGAGGTTCGAGTCCTCCCATCTGGACTTGGTAGTCGTTAGGCACATAGCCTAGAAAGACACCAACCCTCGGTAGTCTATTGATAAGGACACGCAGATAATGTAGTTGGATACTGGGTTTGATTCCCAGACGAGGGAATTTTTTCCGGATAGTTTAATATGTCTAGGTGCCCGAGTGACCGAAGGGGTTAGTCTGCAAAACTAATAAATCGCCACAGGTTTGAATCCTGTCCTAGACTCACATAAGCTACACGGTTTTGTGGAACATCTATATAAATAGTATATCTATTTGATGAATCATAATGTTAAAAATAAGATGTAAAGATTGTAATAAGGAACTAGATGGACATCCAACTCAGGCTAGGTCATGTGGTTGCCCTAATATGGCCACTATTCTAGGAGATAAAATTACTGCGGTTGATTTATCTAATGTGATATTATTAAATAATAATGTAGCCCATAAGAGTTCTAATAATGTATTATCTTCTTCGGACCTTATGTGGCAACAAGAAAGAAAAAATCGTGGGGTTAGAAAATTAACCTTTGAGATTAGATAATGTATAAATAATTCTATAAAGCTAATAAAAAAATGAACCTAAACGATTACTCCTTGGTACAGAACCTAACAGAAGCATATTTGGATGTTTATGAGCAAGAAGAAGTACTTGATGAAGCAAATAAATTGGAAATACATAAAAATGCATCTTTAAGACAAAGAGTTGGTCGTAGACAGGCAAGGGACTTTGATGATGTTCTACATCCATCAGATTATGATACTCAAGGAGAACCAGTTAGACAAAAAACTCATAAAGATTCTAGAGGTGTAAAAAAGGAAGAAGTAGACATCTATGACACCATCCTCTCACATCTTCTTGATGAAGGCTATTGTAATACAGTAGAAGCCGCTGAGGTTCTTATGGTGAATATGAGTGAAGAGTGGAGAGATAGTATTGTTGAAGCATCTCCATCTAATCCAACACTTTATAAAGGTACACACGGACAAACTCCTAGTAAATATCAAGATGGTCGTTCTGATGCTGGGAAAAGAATTTCTGGTAATAGTAAGTATGGACCTGGATCATACAATACAAGGCACATAACAACAGATGCTCCTACTGCCCCAGGAGCAAGACCAGTAAATACCCCCCCTATTGGTGAAGATGAAAGAAAATATAACACATTTGTTAAAAATAGCAGACGACGTATTCCTTCTCCCCTACCTGAAAGTGTTGACATCTACGATATTATCCTCTCACATCTTCTTGATGAAGGCTATTGTAATACAGTAGAAGCCGCTGAGGTTCTTATGGTGAATATGAGTGAAGAGTGGAGAGATAGTATTGTTGAAGAGACTCTTGATGAAAGAAGAAATGTTACTGATAGACCACTAGGAATTATGCATAGATTTGGTAGAGGAGTGAGAACACCAAAAGGTGAAAAAACTGAACTTATGGGTTCAGATAGAGAAGGAAATCCCACAGGTAAATATTTGAGAATGAAGCACGAAAAAAAGGCAAAACAAAGAAGAAGGGATAGAGATGCTATGGGTAGAGGAACTTGGGATAAGGAGTGATTGAATTATAACATAACTTCAAGAGGAATTGGTGCATAAACCACTTTCCAAACTAGCAATGAACTTCCAACAATTTCTAAACGAATCTAAGAAAGTCCAAATAAAGGACTTTCTTTCTTTCGCTAAACAAGAATTGAATTTACCAAATATACCAAAAGTTAAGGTAATAAATAACCCAGAGTTCTCTAAGGAACATAGGACATTCGCTTGTTTTAATATGAATACTGATGAGATAAAAATTCAAGTTGCTAAGAGGCATCCATTAGACATTTATCGCTCTCTTGCCCACGAATTGGTTCATTATGCTCAGAAGTGTAATGGACAAGAACTAAATGGAGAAGATGGGTCCGAATGTGAAAATGAGGCAAATGCTAAGGCTGGTATCCTGTTAAGAAAATATACCAAAAACATTAAAAATCACGGATACTAAATTATGGACCAACATACATTTGATAACTGGAAAAAAATTAAAGAAATATTTGAGGAATCTGGAAATACTAATAATTTGTATTATAAAAGAGCAATACAGATTATAAAAACTGGAGTAGACCCATTAGAAAAAATCTGGGAAGACCAATCTAAAAATCGTCCATCATCTTGACAAATTAAATGCGGTGATGCTATAATAAGAGGAACAAAGCAAGGCAAGATGATTCAGTACACGGTGAAGGAATTTCAAGAAAACTTTGATGAACTTATTGAACGAGTTGAGAACGGAGAATCATTTGAGATATCAAGTAAATATGGAGATGCTGTGATAATTCCATATTCAGAGTTTAAAGAAATACAGTGTTTCTGTGATCATGATGATGGTTGCTGATTAGATGGGTCCTAAGTTGTCTCAATATGACTTTTATGTGAGTGAGACTTGGTAGTCAGAGGGCACTTATACCGCCTTTGCCCCAGATTAGGGCCTTTGACCTTGTTCAAATCCAGGCACTCGTATTATGCTCATTTAGCTCTCTGGCGAAAGCGCGATCCTCATAAGATCTGTAAGACTGGTTCGATCCCAGTAATGAGCATTGGTATTATAAATACCACAAAACACAATACACTAAACACATTCAATTTTTTTAAATGTCAGATACTACATTTAACTCAAAGTTTCGCAAGTCTATTCATGTGCTCACCCGAGCAGCAAAACGTGAAGCAGATTTAGAATATGATTATCCAAAGCTTTTTAAGAAAGTAAAGAAATTTTATTCCGAACATGGGGTTACATTTTATGATGACCCACAAGAAGATTATGAACTAATTATTAGTCTTATTCGTGAAGACCTTAATGTAGAGATTCCAGTGTAAATGGAAAAAACTTCCATCTTTAGGTACATTGGGAATATTCTTCTAATGATTGGATATTATTCTATGTTATGGTGGAATTTTAAATATGGATTATTACTTAAATGTGCTGGTGGTCTTTTAACTATTCCATTTGCTATTAAGTTAAAACTGTATGATGTTATGGTTTTAAGTGGATTTTTTAGTTTCATAGAAATATCAAAATTAATTAATCTCTTTTTGTAATAGACCTGATAAGTCTCTAAAAGAACTCTGGTGGAGCCAAATTGACCCATTACACACACAAACACACAACGGAAAAAAACTATGTCTTGTTCAAATACAGGAAAAACGCCTTACGAACTACGGTTCGAAATCTTTCAACTTGCTTTGGGATTTGCGAATGATGAATACTCTGCACTTCGCCAAAAGGCGGAGTTCCTTTTAGAGGAGGGAGTAAGTGAAGAAATCGTGGAGAAGTATATTACTATTTCACCAAAATATCCAACTCTTGCTCATATTCGTGATTACGCAAGCTATATTAATGATTTCGTTTCTAACGTTCCCAACGAATGATATTATAG